CCCGTAAGAAGTCAGATACTAATGCTGGATCGAGCCCAACAGTAGAAAGAAATGTACAATTATTGGTTACAGACCTTGCACCACTAAATGCAAGCTTAAGATACAGTAAAACACAAAATCGGGACCAACCGATCGGGCCTCTCCATAAATGATGGATTGCCAAACTGTTACACGATAACCTAGACTCCTCGAAGAAAAGGGACATTAAATGCTAAGAGTTCACAAAGGTGAGCCTCAAATGGTGACATTACCACAGTACAAAAAAGGGGACTTTTAAGGAATAAATTCCAACCGACTCCGAAGAGTTTCTGTCCGAAAACAGGCTTTTAATTATACCGATCATAATGGTTCAACATAATGTTCGTGTGTATCAAATTCAATAATTGCCATAACGATAAATAAGCATTAACAAAAACTACAATATAACATAATATCATTAACAAAATCAAAATCTAAATTTAATCGTCGTGTCGAAACACTCTGGCGCCGTTCGCGCTGTCGGATCAAATTAAAAAGTAGATCTCAATTTCGCTAATTCTTCATTCATTTCATGTACTTCATAACCATTGTCAATCGCAAAAATATGATTTAACAATGGATGCGACAATCTTGATGCGGTTCCTTTATAGAACATTCGCACCACATCTTCCAATTCATCCATTTCTTCCTGATCAGCCCCATACATTTGATAGAACCATTCTGAAGTACGTGAGTTGGTATAAACCGAATGACTCACATGTTTGAATTCCTCATACCATCCATCTGGTGTAATAGCTTTAATGCCATCAGCACGTTTGATCACAGATTCCATTATAGCACGCATAAAAGGTACGTGACCATAATCCATAATTAATCCATGAGCAATGCCCTTAGCATAAGCCATTCCCTTCTTCTTTCCGTATTTCTTGGTGGACCAGAACGTTTTTCCTAAGACACGTCCGATCTTCTTAGTTAACACATAGCTGTTGATATATGCTCCATCAATCAACATGGTGCATGGTACAAAGTACCCCGAGCAAAACGTACTCGCATACAACTCTCTAACGAATGGCTTGGTTGTAATACCAAGTTGTTCCATTATATTAGAATTTTTAATTTTGTCAGCCCAATGTCGTTTGGTGATCATAAGTGTGTCATCACCTAAAACCACTGTTTGAAAAGCTCTTTTCTGAGTCTGTGCAGGAGTAAACCCACACTCTTCATGAATAACAAAGAGGGTCATCAAACCAGTCAATA